ACCATATTAAGATTATCAATCTCTAATATTTTTGATTTACAAGTATCTAAATCAATTTGACCGTCTTTCATTTTATTGATAAACTTATCAACTTGATTTTCTACCGAAGTTTCAATATATTGTTTTACTTTTGACATAGTGTTTTCTCCTTTGTTATAATAATAATATCATATTTTAAGTTATTTGTCAACACATATTTTGAACTATTTTGGTTGATTAATAACATTTTTTTCTTCATATACTATTATAATATAGGGAAAATAGCCATTAGTCAAGGACTATTTTGCGTTGATTTTACTAGGTTTTTTGTGATAAATGTTCTTGTTTTGTTCTAAACCCACAATTTTTTGACCCATTCTTGGTCCGAATCGTGTGGATTTGGGTGGCCGTGAAATATACATACTTTGGCATTTGGGTCTTTTTCAAATGTCCACGCTGATCTGTGAAACCTTGTACCCTCTCTATTAAACCATTTATATGATTGTGTCCACGAATCAGGAAATGATATACTATCTTTATGATTTTTTATTAAGTCTGTAATGATATTTTGATCGCCAGCGTGTTTTCTAAAATCACCTCGTCTTTTCATATATTCATTCCATATTAAATCACTAGTTGTATTGTTATTAAACTTCATAATACTAGAATTGAATTGACCACTTGTAGGGTTAAAGTCATTCATACCAACAAAATTATGGTCTTCGCCATATGTAAATAACTCATCTATGTTTTTTAAAATCACAACATCTAAATCCATATATAAAGTATTACCTTCAAGTTTACTATCTGGGCTAAACAATTGTAACTTATTAAACCAACCTTCAAAGTCGTGTCTAGCAAATTCTCTAAACTCTATTGATGTATGTTTTAATCTTCTACGTATGACTGTGTTATCTGTAAAACATATAAACTTATGTTTCAACGTTGTGTTTCGTTGTACCATATTATACAACTTCTCAACATATTCTATTTGATATTTGTCACCATAATATACACACGCAAAATTCATACACCCAACCAATTGATAGTAGCTCTTATTGCTAATATCATATAAAATAACTCCATTAACATTCTTGGATAATCTTTATCTTTTAAGCCATACCATACCCATATTGAACAAGATGAACAAGCTAAAGACCAACCAACCCATTGTGTTGATAAGTTAGCGTTTGATAAGATATACGCACTTAATATTGCTAAAGCAAAACCTAACCAACGACCACCTTTTATATCTTTATAATATCTAATTTTCATTTTGGACTTTAAGAGTTTCATACGCAGTTCCGTTTTCTATTTCTTGGATTGTAAATTGATTTTCAACTACATATTTTAACCACTCATCTATTGTTTTTCGTCCAGGTTTAAAAGGTTTCTCTACAAACTTTGGACTACGAGATGATACTGGTGCCGCAATGTTTTTATCCGCAGCTATCACTGGTACTCTATTTAGTATAGCATCAACTGATGCTAAACTCATATTTGTAACTAAACAATGACAGTCTTTTAAATCATCTTTTATATCTGTATTCCACCATTCGTTTCCTGGTCTTGGTTTGTTTCTTACTCTTATCTCTCTATCTGTATGTTTCTTTATTTCTTCCGTTACCATATAAATCCATTGATCTTGGTTTATACCGTTTGTATGAAAGGTAACTGTTTGTGAGGATGGCGCAAGTAATATATGTTTTGTTTCTCCTGTGTACCAATCTTTAAACTCTACATCAATACCTTTGTTTACTAACTCATTTAATCTTTGTCCATTACCAATCTTACCTCTTGTAGTATGTATACCACCTTTTACTATTCTAAAATAAGTTTTATCAAAATCGTGTATTTTTGGTTCTGGATAACGAGTAATTTGTTGAGTTAAATATCCTACATCTACATACCACCATTCTTCATCTCGTTCTGAAACTTCTTTTATCTCTTGTATATTACTTCCACCTAAACCCCAAAAAAAGTGTATAGGTTTATCTTCATCTTTCCAACCTTTTTCTATCGCCGGCCAAATTTGATGTGATAAACATTTATCCCATTTTAGTTTATGTGTTATAATCATTTTAATAATCTATTGTGAACTATACCACTATTTATTTCCGACATTTTCCATTGTGTGTAAGCACAATCATATAGCCATTGTGTTCTATCTATGTCTGGTAATTCTTTATACTTTAAAACTTCTAATGTGTGAAACGCCACTGGCCATGCGTGAGATGAGTTTGATAATGCTATGGTTGGTATACCTTCACAAACTGATTCTACTAAACTATTACTAGAGTATGAAACAGCAACTCTAGCGTTTTCAAAATCTTTATATAAATCTTCACCTCCATTTGATGCGTTAAATGTTTTTAGATTGTCACTAAAATATACTTTGTTTTTTACTTTTATATTAAGTAAGTTGTTTTTATTAAATCTAAAAATATATCTAGGGTGAAGTCTTACTAATATATCTTCATCTGTATGTTTGGATATTTCTTCTAATGTTTTAATAATAAAGTTTTCATAGTCACCTGACTTCTTTACTAAATCATTTAAACTTGTATCTATTGGATTTTGTGCTAGAAATAATATATAACTTCCTTTTTTCTTCCAAGGTTTTATTTCAATGTTTTGTTCTTTTTGTATTTGATTCCATCTATCTGGTGGTGAGTTTTTATTTTTAAATATACCTTGATTATATGAATAGTGATTTAGACCTACTCTAAAATAATAATTATCGTCTTTTTCTAAATCTAAATTTTTTCTAAATGTTGCTTGTTCTACAACAATACGAGGTTTGTTTGTATCTATAATATACTGATACTGCTGTCTATTTTTTCTTTTTAATACACCTAAAACATTTGTTTGAATAAAAGCATCTGCGTTATATTTGTTTCTATCTTCAAAGTTTATAAGTGTGAAGTCTTTATGATTAGGAAATACAAATGAATATTCTTCATTAAACGAACCTCGTATTCCTATTATATTCATAATTACATTTCTATCTTTACTGTATTAGTATAAACATTGAACCAATCGTTAGCGTAATCAGATGTTTCATAATCTTTATAATAAGGTCCACCATCTGTAAAATGTACATTCTTTACATCTTCTTTAAAATCATATTCACTCACTAACCAATTCCACTCTAGTGGTAATGAACCTATTTGACTATCATCTTGTAACCATTTAAATTGATGTAACTCTAATCCAGAGGCTGTGTTTACATAATCCTGCGTAAGTGTTTTACACTTTTCACAATTCATCAACATAAAACTTGACCAGTTTTTTTTAGGAAATACTGTTTGTACATTCCCTAAAAATTTTGTTTTAGTTTTAGGTATGTAATCGTGTTTACATACTTGAACTGCATACTTATCATCACGTAAATTCCATAGTTCGTTTATATCTGCTTTCATTAACATATCACAATCCATAAACAACGCCCAACCTTTATAGTTCATTAAATAAGGAACTATAAATCTACTAAATGAAAACTCCGTAGATGATAATACATTTTTATCTCTATTAAAACTATCTTTTATATTATTTAATGCAACTGGAGTTATAGAAACTGGTTGTGTACTATGACGTAATATACTTTCTGTTAATACGTGATACGCTATCTTTTCTTTTTTATCATAACCAATAAAAACATTTATCATTTTATTATCTCTGGACTATTTGTTAAATACTTTCTTTTACCTTTCTTGTGGTCTAAAAAAATATTGATGTCTTCATCTCTAGCGATAACGTGTCCGTTGTGTCCATCGCCTTTATTTCTTTCTTTTACTTGTACTAACTTTCTTGTATTATCAAAAGCGTGACAATCTGTTTTATCTGGTAAATCCCAAATTGTATCTTTTATATAATGATTAATATAAGTTTCAAAAAACTTTTTACTTATATCTAATGTACTATTAAAACCTAAAACACCACATTCTGTATATGTGTTTCTACCATAAAATGTTATAAACGTATCATCTGGAATAAACGTGTCTATAAAGTTATCTGGTATTTGTTTTAAAAATATATTATCAGCGTCTAACCATATAAACTTTTTGTTTAATTTATTAGCGTGATATTGAGCAAATACTTTGTAAGAAAATCTAACAGCGTTTTGTAAAAAGTTGCTATCATCATTCCAAGTTTTATCTTTATGTCTAACTACAAAATGTCTTAACTCTGGTTGTTCTTTAAATATATTTACAAAGTGTAAATTGGGGTGATCTACAAATTTAGTATCATCTTCTACATAACAAATTACTTTTATAGTTTGTTGTGTATCAATATATGTTTTTATAAATTGATGAGCGTAATCATCATATAATCTTTTATTGAAAGATGTTATAAAAAATTTGTCTTCATCAGTCCAAATTAGTTTTTCCATCTTTTCAAATCCTCTTTTATCATATCTTTAACTAATGTTTCAAGTGTATGTTTTGGATGCCATAACAATCTATGTCTTGCTTTAGTATTATCTCCAACTAATAAATCTACCTCTGCTGGTCTAAAGAATTTAGGATTTGTTTTTATAATATAACTTTGATCGTGCTTATCTGTAATTTCGTTTCCTTGAATTTCATAAGCAATATTTAATTCATCTAAACATAATACAATAAAATCTTTGATAGATGCTTTACGACCAGTTGCAATTACATAGTCTTCTGCCTCATCTTGTTGTAACATTAACCACATTGCTTCAACATAATCTTCTGCGTGTCCCCAATCTCTATATGATTCTAAATTACCTAACTCTAATACTTTTCCAGTCTTTGTATATTCGACAAGACCTTTTGTAATTTTTCTTGTTACAAATTCTTCACCTCTCATTGGACTTTCGTGGTTAAACAAAATACCAGAACAAGCAAATAGACCATAACTTTCTCTGTAATTTACAGTCATATGGTGAGAATAGACTTTGGCCACACCATACGGACTTCTAGGATAAAATCTAGTAGTTTCTGTTTGTGGAGTTTCTTGTACTTTACCAAACATCTCACTCGTAGATGCTTGATAGAATTTTATTTTAGGATACTTGTTTCTTATAACTTCTAGTATGTTTAATACACCTAAAGAGTTTGCTATTGTTGTAACCTGTGGTTGTTCAAAAGATAATCCAACAAATGATTGAGCGGCCAGATTATAAAATTCATCTGGCTGTACTTTATCCATTGTCTTCTCAATATTGTAAGGTTCGCCTAAATCAAAATCTACAAATTCTATTTGATCTGTGATACCCATTTCATCTAAACGCCAGTGTTTTAGGCCCGTATTACGCCTCTGAGCGCCGTATACCTTGTATCCTTTTGATAATAGTAGTTTCGCTAGATAACTACCATCTTGTCCCGTTATACCCGTTATAATCGCTTTCTTCATAAATTATTACCTGTCTTTGCTATATAGAAACTATCTACAATATCTGATATAGGATTACCTACTTTATCAGTATCAAATATTTTTTTTAAATCTATTTTAGTTTCTTCTAAAAATGATTCATACATTGTATCTTTATCTGCGTTTCCTTTTCCTGTAGCAAATTTCTTTACAACACTAGGAACCACAGTTTCATAAGGTATGTTTAGATATTCTAATCTATATTTTAATATTCCACAATTTTCAGCAATTTGAAAAACAGCACGACCTTTTGAACCAAATGAATAACCTTCTATAAAGACTTTTATATCTTTTAAGTTATATTCTAAAGTATTAAATTTGTTGATTGCCCAAGTAGAGATTTGAGTAAATCTTTCTATTGGAGAGGTATATTCTTTGTGTTCTTCACCGACTATGTTTTTAGTCATCATACCAATATATTTTTTTTTACTTGTTAAATAAAAAAACTTAAAATCGTTTTCATAGTTTATACAAATTGCTGGACTTGTTAAACTATAATCAATTCCAACTATCGTCTTCGGATTCTGGTTGTTCGTTTGACCAAACTTCTTCTTCATCTTCTAGTTCCTCTACTTCGTGTCCACAAAAAGGACAAGTCAAAGGTTCTAAATCCTGTATGTCTATATCCCATTCTACAGTATATTTAGTTTCGCAACTAGAACAAGTTTTTTGTCTTTTCTCAATCATTATAGTTTGAATTTTTTGAATTGATCTTTTTTAACGTCTTGTTTGATACCACCAATAACATAACTTTCTATTTCTGTTTCTTGTGGAGCGTTTTGTGTTGATCTACTATTCAACCAA